ATATGGAGACGGCGGGAGTCGCCTCGTTCGTTATTGCCCATAATAAATGTTTATTAAAAGTCAGCAATAGTAACGATTTATCGCAAACTAAAATCAAATACTTTCGATTAATATTAACGTTTTTTATGCCAGGAAGTATGCCACGACTTTACAATGAGGAGGCTTAATTGCCCCCTCTTTTTTATTTCACCACAATTTGATATGTGTAGTCGGAGTCATCAATAAAGTGATGTCCTGTAACCCCGCGTTTAATCTTTCCAACAACTTCTGCATATTCAACCAAAACATTCTGCTTCACCAAACCCAAAACAGTATCCAGCGATTCAGCCTTCACAGTTGATTCCAATACATCGCCACCTCGATATTTCCGAAACTTGCAGATTGTATATGTCATCCGACTCTCCCCTTTCATAAGAAACCGTCAACCGAATCGCCATCGTCTTCCTCTTCAGCCGCAACCGCATCTTGAATCACACTCATAGGACGAATCGACCGACTATCCCTGTAGTAGGCGATTGCTCTTTTAACAAACTCACTATAATTTCCATGCTCGGGATCTTCTGCGTAGTTAAGTAAACCCACCTCGTATGCATCCGTCAAATCATAGCTTTCCGATTTCGTCTGCCTCGTCTTCTCAGAATCTTTGCTTACGACTTCCCGCTTTTTCCTCAATTGAATTTCTTCCGCGCCAAATTGTAGAAACCGATTGCATTAGAAAATACTGGATCTGCAATTGTTACTTTGCCGCCACTTTGCAGGATCGGTTGAAGCAAGTTAGCAGACTGATAATGTTCCGCGATAAACGGTAGAATCTCTTTCGCTATTCCTCCACAGACGAGTATGGCGTCAGTCTTTTTCCATTTTAACTTAGTCGTACCTCGTATAATCCCCCGCGCAATACTCGCAAGGTCATCTTTATTATTGACGGTTTCCATCCCAAAATTAAATGTATCGCTCGCGTTATTTGTATATTTTTTATTAATGATAGTGGCACAGTTGACCGTACCGCTGCCCACGTCGATGATACGCATAGTCCCCGCTTCTGGACTTGCCCAATATGCCCCACTAGCTTCCGCACCTACAGCTACATCATGGATATAGATACGCCGCCATTGACCATTGACCGTGTACTCATGCGTTCCTTCCAGCATCTTGATTATCTTCTTTTTCTCTAAATCTTTATGAGATACAATCGGTTGCCCAGTTACCAAGCTTACATTCTCAGTGCCAGGACAATACTTTTCTATATATCTGTGGATGGCAAGCAATACACGGATTTTGGTGTCTTCATGCGCTTTACTATCCCCATACATCCCAGTGCCGCCAAATTCATCCTCGTATACCGCTATCGTTCCTGCAAAACCTTTCCTTCCATCTATTTCAAACTCCATGTCATCTTTCCCGTGTATCTCCACAATGTCCCTTTCAAACCAATCACAGATTGCTGTACGATACGAATCGATTCCATAATCCCCCGCGACCTTCGCCGTATGATTGCCAGCGTCAATTCCCAAAATTAAGTTACCCAATGAATTCCCTCCACAGTTTATATTACGCATGTAGTAAATTCGGGAGGATTCCCGAGTGCCGTTATTACGCTTGTAGTAAATTCTATGTGAGGGCAAATAAAAAAGAACCAGACAAATTCTGTCCGGCTCATTTCTTTGGCTTTTTTCTCTTTTTCATTGGTATCCCGTGTTCTTTCGCATGTTGGATCATTGCTGCTGCTAGTTCTTCCGCGTTCTTTTTCGCCATGCACAGTCACCTCATATATTGTTTCAAACAGTATCGCCAGGCACTTAATCTTTTATACATACCCACTCCCCCACCGACATATATTTGAAATAACCTTACACCACTAAGTAACTGATTTAAGGCTAATCACTCAAAACGGAGGGGTACAATGAGTAGGGAAGAGGGAAGAAAGATCAGGTCGGATAGAAAACGGGATGTGCAGCCCACCGTGTCACGGGAGTTAAAAGACTGTATCTATCGCCTATCGTATATCACGGACACCCCGGTCAAGGATGTAGCTGAACAGATATGCATTAATGGTTTCGGACGAAAAAAAGTTATTAGCCACGTATCTCAAAATTTTCGTCGCGACGTGCGAATTGATAACTCTTTATATCTAGGAGACATCAACCGCGTATCTGTTAAAAAACGAACAACCGCCGGACAATCTGACAGAATCTCGATTCGATTTAAAAGTGATATGTATGAACGTTTGTCGGTCCTAGCATACGCCCTCGATTGCTCAGTCGCCCGCGCCACTTCCCTTCTATTAGATGCCACAGTTCGCGAAGTAGATTTTATCAATGAATTTGCACGTGACTATTTATCTGAGCATGTAGACGAACAGAGAATGAATGAGTTGAAGAAGGTCTTAAAATATATCAATAGCGACAACCCGTATGCGGAGGAAGTCTCCTGGACTGTATTCTTGTCTTATCTAATGAGCGAAGTTAAAGTTCACGCTGAAAAATTGCAAGATACCGTATCGGATTTCATCGTAAGCAATTGGAAAAAGTGAATTTTAATAAGAAGGTATCCTTTACTTCATCGTCCACATATTGCCACTTCACCCACAATGCAGTACGATAGAACTATCAGAAAATATTAGGAGGAATTACTTTGGATATGTTATTTTTCGTTATTTTTCTACTGTCACTCCCTGTCATTGCATTTTTCGTCATTAAATTAATTATCGCATCGGTTAAAAAAGACAAGGTACAGCGCGATAAGCAATTAAAATCCACCACCTTATCACTCGTTGCGATGTTTGTTTCACTAGTTCTGTTTTTAGTTCTTGCCCCACCTACAACTACGGTCGAGCCGAAAAAAATCGAAACGTCTGCACCAGTTGTGAATAATGAATCGGAAGAAGTTAAACCCGAATTAACAGAAGAGGAAAAAGCGGAAGTTAAAAAGAAAGCTGATGAAGAAAAGGCTGCCGCTGAATTAAAAGCGAAACAGGAAGCGGAGGCCAAGGCGAAAGAGGACAGTATTCCTAGAGAACATAAATCAGCGTTAAGGAGTGCGGAATCATACGCGAAAACTATGCAAATGTCAAAGGCAGGAATTTACGATCAATTAACATCGGAGTATGGAGAAGGATTCCCGGCAGAAGCTGCTCAATATGCTATTGATAACATTGAATTCAATTGGAAAGAAAATGCATTAAAATCTGCACAAACATACGCAGAGTCTATGGATATGTCAAATTCAGCTATTTACGATCAATTGATTTCGGAGTACGGGGAAAAGTTCACTCCGGAAGAAGCGAAGTACGCGATGGATAATTTAGAATAAAAAAAAGCGGCCTTCCACAATACCATCTGTGGAGGACCGCTTTTATTTTATCTCATTTACTTCTCACTCTTCGACGGTCTTCAATTTCCACTTGCAACGCCAGAAGATCATCCAATTTCAATTTCCCCTGTTTAGCTTGCTTCAACCATTTCCCGTCGATAACTTTATCGTTTGTAGCGTTATCTAAGAAGTTAATCACGCTGTCTTTAAGCGTCTTTGAAGTTGGGTCAAACATTCGTATTACCTCCTTTTGTGGTGGTGCCTGTGTGACTGGTGGTTTGTCCTGTGCAACATTACCCGCGGGCGCTTTCCAGTTTGTCTTCACTTCAAAGTGTGGACGGTCAACAAAAGTCTTCCAATCTCCACCCCATGTGATTCCGAGTTTTCTAGCGATTGCTCCCGCCTTATCCATTGTGGATTTATCGTACAAGGACAAGGGTGGACTTACTGCAATGTCCCAAGCTAACCCGTTTTTGTGGTTACTGTTCCGTGTGTTGGTAACAATTGGACCAGGAAACCGAGTGCGACCTTGCGCATACAACCAATCTTGCCGCGCCTGTGAGCGTTGCGTCTCGGTTATGAATATCTTAACTCCTGCTTTATTGCATTCGGCTAAAAAGAGTCTACACGCTTCTTGGGCTACCTTGTGCAAATCACCAATGTTTCTGTTTTGGCTTGTTACGCTCATTACCTACCACCTGCCGAAACAACAAAATCTTGCGCTGCTTGATTCGTTTCCAACATGTCCCGCATTTCGTCCAATGCATCATCGACAAGTTCGGAAAACATATCAAAACTTATCATTCGGGAAATCCATGTGAACTTCGAAATAAATAGATCGTATACGAATCTCAGTTTTAACTGACCCGTTCCATAACCTAGTTCGATTTCAGCTTGCGTTACTGCAAACAGCAACCAGGCTTTAACTTTCCGTAACTGCGTTTCAGATGGTGATTTAAAAAACGCAAAAAGAATACCGCCCACTATTATGAGCAGTACAATTAATGCGACAATCACAAACCAATTGTCAATCATGTTATTCATAGTTTTCATCCTCCTTTTCACCTTCGAAACCTTGTTCGATTTTCAACAAATTTTCTTTCTCAGCTTTTTTATAATAAAACGCCGTACCGACAGACAATTCAACGAAGATAGATGGGATTAAATAAGCGTACACATCCGTGGTTTGCGTCATGTATGACATAGCGATTGCACAAGCAACAATCACCAAGGTTATCGCAAACATCACAAGCAAGATTTTTTTGGAAAACTCCATTTTAGGCTTCGGTGGCAGACTCCTCTTATATTCTCTGTAGCCCATCATGTAACCTCACTTTCTTCATGCTAAATAATTAATGACAAAACTAATGAGGGTGATTACCAAAGCGACCACTGAAAGTACAGTTCCGATTAACCACTTCCTATCAGTATCGCTTTTCTTGTCACGTTCCTTGAATTTATCAAAAAGAATCCCAACATCAGTCCTCATATCAGCAGACTGGATTTCTAGAGTGTTCATCTTGAGTTTCAATGTTTCTACATCATGCTCAGTCTCATTTGTAGCTATCCGCACTTTTTCGATATCTTTTTGCACACCATCAAACTTCTCGCCGAAATGGGATAGAGTTGTTTTAATTTCTCGGATGTCTAGACCTATATCGGTCATCACTTTTGTTAATTCTCTGACTAGCTCATTTCCTGCTTCAGGCACAATCAAATTCACCATCCTTTATTTTTAGGTAAATAAAAAGAACGCCCATTTAAGGACGTTCCAGTTTTGAGCATAAAAAATACACCTCAACGGGTGTTAGTGGTACGACGCATTATGGTCCAAATCCGTATTAAGTCATAAAAAAACACCTTACTCGGTAGGTGCAGTCTCATGTTTGCCTATTAATAGAGTTGTTAATTCTTCATATTGTTCTTGGGTAATTCGAGAGCCCATGTAAAATACATCCAACATTGTTTGCATTTCCTCTTGCGTTTCGTACATATTCTTTTCAATTTTCGTTTTACAACCTTTGTAAGTAATCATATTCATTTTTATTCCTCCATTTAGTGTGTTATTTTTGGTTACATTAATCCCATTTCAATCATTACCAAACGAAAATCTACATCTAGTACGTAATTGGTTAGTTCTTCTATTTCAGTTGGCGGTTGCGGTTCGGGTTCGATTGGTACAGGCTCACGAAACATCCCGGTATCCTTGTCATAATCCCAACCTTCTTGCAATTCGGGCTTATCCGTAATATCCACCAAAATAATATTTGGAGCAAACTGCGGTTGTTCTTCTGATTCAAAAATCCAATGGGCTTTTTTATTCAAGATTTGAACGAATTTCATTTCCTCACCTACCTTATATATTTAATAATGATTACGCCACCAGCACCTGCACCAGATATTAATGTTGTTGATACATTTACTTCACGAGAAACTGGTAAACCACCTTTTCCAACAGTGACTGTTATAACTTCTCCTTCTGAAACATCAACAGGATAATCAATTATTGATTCGCCCCCACTTCCCCCGTTCGGTGTCTGAGATGAATAACCCAAACCGTAACCTCCATATCCGTATCCGACAGATGGGTTAAAGCTAGGAACACCATTACTGTGGGACAGTAGATTAATACCGGGCAATCCTATGATGCTTCCGGCAGTAACTCCACCTGTTGTAGCATTGGGTGGCGCAAGTTGATTAGCTGTAACAAATAGTCCTCCGTGTCCACCAGCGAGAGATAAATACTGACCGAACGATGAAATCCCACCTGCTAGACCATTCTTTCCGGCACTAGTAGTCTCTTTGACGCCACCACTTCCTCCACCCCCACAACCACTTACAAAGACCTTCGTGACACCTTCGGGAACAGTCCATGTGTATGTGCCTTGCGCACCGAATTTTTCAACCGCTAAATTTGATGCTTTAGCGTCCCAAAAAACTCTATCTTCAGAAGTTACATGACGCACATCATCCGCCAAATGCGTCGTAAGCCCGTTCTTAACTTCGTTGATTCCTCCGGCTAATGTTTTGTTTGTTGTTTGCAATTCCGGAATGACTGCCGTTCCATCTCTCAATCCACCCACTGCAACATCAATCAAATCTGCGTTCTCATTCAAATCTGCAATACTTACATAATCCGTCAAGTCAGGTTTCTTCAACCCTAATTTCGGTGTTGTTTGCAAATTAAATCACTCCTTCCCATACTCTTAAATCGTTCCATGTTTTACCGGCGACACTACCCCACGTCTGATTAACTAAATCTTCCCACGGTGCAAACGTGAAAACATACGTCAATCCTAGATGTGCGGGGATAATAATATCCAACGCCTTTTTCAATCCAGTCATATTGTTAGGTACTCCGCGTGTGCCGATAAATCTAATTTCGTAAACACCATCGACACTTGTTGGATCAACCTCAACCACACCGTTTGAATATGCCCCTGCAACCCGCTTGATTGTTTCTTCTGTGGTTTGGTCAAATGCGGAAATGA